CTCTAGGCTTAGATTCTAAAGCTGATAAGATAACGTGTAGTCTATTGGCTGTTGCCGCAGTCACTTTTAGTATCTCACTTTCTTGTAAGATTAAAGGGGCTGTAAGTAATTCTATTGTTGCGTTTGCTCCGACTGCTTTAGTTTTAAATACACTAAATACATCACTACCTGCAGTAATCGTCACCGTTATAGTGTCCGCATTACCAGAGTCTTCTGACACTAATATTGATTTTACAATAGCAGTTGTAGCAGTTGGAACTGTGTATAGTGTTGTAACACTTGTTGCAGTTAAATCTACTTTTTTATTTAAGAATGTATTAGCCAAGGTAGTAAGCCTCCGCTTCTGACTCGTCTTTTAAATCTTGTTGGAACGTTGTATTTAATTTTTGCACAATACTATCTATATCTCTTACAAATGATTGTTGTATTTGTTGATCATATTCTTCGTTTGGTTGTGTAAGGGATTGTACAATTCTAGCCATTATATATCCTTTGGTTTTGAAGGTAATGCTTTATCTACATTAGTGCTTCCTTTGTTTAATTTTGCAAAATCTTCTAATGTCATATTTATTTCATCAGCATTTGCAGGAGTAGACTGCAATATCATTGAAATTGTTGCTGCTGGTAAACTAGCCATCGCACTTAATCCTTTTATTGCTAAAGGAGTAAGATTTTTAATATTTACTCCTAATGTTTTTAGTATATTAATTTTTAATTTTCCTTTGTCAACTTTATCAAGTAACCCCAAATTGCTAGAACTTGTAAGGTTTGTGCTTGGTTGACCTGACTTATCAAATAATTCCATTGATTTTAAAAAAACTTCTTTTGGAATTTTTGTTGATTTAATTATAGCGGGAAATTTGTCTGCCGCTGCTTTTGCGTATTCAATATTATCTGTTACAAATCTACCAACTTTTCCTGCAGTTTTTTTAAAAGGATTATAATTTAAATTTTCCCCTCTATAAATTTCAATTATATCTTCTATACTTGCCATTATCTTCTACCATCTGGTTGATAATCAATTCTAAATGTACCTAGTTTCCAAAACTGACTGGTACTAGTGTTATCTATTTTTAATGATATAGATCTAGCTCTTGCACGTGTGTCAATCTTTTGCGTGCCACTTGTCACCGTAAACGGACCTAATGATGAACTAGCTGCCGTGTCATTTGGAAAGTCTTTTAAATTTAATGTAATTCTTGCGTCTCCAGTTTGTGCTAAGAAATCTGGTATAATTCTCCTTATTTTCATCATAAATTCACCATCACCAGCAAGTCCTTGTTGACCAATGTCAAAGTCTCCAGATTCAATACTTGCAGTGATAGCAGTTATTGCGCCTTCCTTAATTTGATTTAAACCTGTCTCATGTTCAAAGTATGTTGATGTACCATCTGTGCAACCAATAACATGATCTTTACTTGTTGTAGGTGTTGTACCACTTGCATTATATTCTGTTGCGTGAGGTTTACCAAATACTGCAGAATCTTGCCACGCGGTTCTAGCTAAGGTACCTGTAGTCCATACCGGACGCTCATTGCTCGAGTCTAGATAATTGTACGCAACCATTCTATTAACTGTGCCTGATCCAGAGTTAGGATAGAACCACATAATCTCACCAAACAAATTATTTAAGCCAACATTAATATGTTGTTTTGGAATTGTATTAATATCATCAAACACATGATCTTCAACTAAACAAGGTAATGATTCTAATTTACCTGTGTATCTAAAGAAACCATTATCAGACATCCAATATGCTGTACCATCAACTTCTACGGCTGCATTTTTACCAATCAATCCACAGTTAGTACCTACTTGTTGAAATTGAAATGTAAATGGTGGTCCAACAAATCTCATAATAAATAATGCTGTATCGGTCCAAACATAGATAGCATCTCTACCACGTATTGCTCCTACAATTCTAGATCCATCTGCAAGTCTCTGTGTACCTGCGGTGTTAGTTGAACTTGGTGTGTAGGTATTAATATCTTCTTGTGACGAGAATCTTATAAACATTGGGTCTTGAGTTGTTTTATCTCCAATAGTTGTTTCTGTGCCAAAAAAAAGTAAGTGTCTATCTGGTGTTGATACCATACTAAACTGTGATGCTGTAGGTGCACCTGAAATAATTGTTGCTCTGGTGTTATTAGCAGCAGTAGGATTTGAATCCCATTCAAAACTTTCGCCACCCGTTATAGTTGCAATAAGTTTGTTACCAAAATTATCTAATGACCATAGTCCAGGTGCAGTTACAACGTCACCTGATACAGCTGTGTTCCAACCTGCGTATCCTGAAGAGTCTCTTACTTCTGCTCCTGAAGAATGTATTGCTGCTGTTGTACCTGATGCTCCTCTTGTCAAACCTGTTAAAGTATTACTACTTACACCTGTGTAAGTAATTATTTCTGAACCTATAATAACTGTACCTGAAGATGGAAAAGATGATACACTTGCCATTGTTAAAGTTGTAACCGATGCATTAATTCCTGATGATAAAGTTGATGTAAATGTTGCAGCTTCTTGACCTCCCCATGAACCTAATCCCCAACCTGTTGATGCAACTTCTTGAGCTACCCCTACTGAAAAATAATGTTTAACTCTAATACCACCAGATGTACTTGCACCCGATCCTGATTCATTAGATGCCATAGTAAGTGTTACTGTACTAGATGTTGGAATAGAGGTTACTTGAAATTTGTTATCATCAAAATTTGCTGCATTAAAATTAGAGTTTGTTATAGAGGTAAAATTATCTAATAATAATATATCACCTTTTTCTACGTTGTGTGCTGATGCAAAAGTTAATGTTACAGTTGCTGATCCATTAGTTGTACTAAATGCTGATGTTAAAGTTGTCGTAGATTTAATTGGGTGTATGTCATAAAAAATACCACCAGAATATGCATACAATATTCTATTAGTACCAAGCACAGCATATTTGATACCTGATGTATTTACAAAATGGTGAATAGCAGTGTTACGACCTGTAATATCAACTGAACCTAATTGAGCCCAACCGCCTATTTTTTCAGGTAGGCCGTATCTAAATCTAACATTATCACCATTAACCCACTGACTCTCGCCGCCAGTTGATGTGACTTGTTTATTAAATCCAGGTGCAAACTTTACTTTTTGTAGCATAATTATCTTGCCGTTGCAGGCACTCCTGTTGATGTTACGAATGGGTTTTCAGCTACTGCAAGATAATTATAAACACTTGTAGAATTATTAATATCTGGTTGTGTGCCTCTTAATTTAAAACCATTACTTAAAATATCAATATAAGCCTCATCACTTGCACCTTCTGAAGCATTAGTGTTATTTGCATATAATCTAGGATTACTTTGGTTAAAACCTAATCTTTTACTATCAAAAATACACCAACTATTACTTCCATCAGCTCTTTTAAGCATAATCCATGCTGGTTTAAATCCTGTAAAACAAAATGGTCCACTTGCATTTCCGTTTCCGAAATATTTAGAAATTTTTTGTGTAGGTGAGTTTGCAAAACAATAAGCAATATAAGCAGAAGCATGATTAGTTCCACTACCATCTCCTACTGAAAATACGCTTGAAGTTGGAGCGGTATCATTAAAAAAAGCAGCACCAGCACCTAGTCCAGCATTTGTTTCCATTCTTTGATATTTAGTTGCACCATTACCATGCCAATAAACGTACCACCCATCTTCTTGGGTTCTTGGTCTAGTAATAACTAGTCTAGGTACAATATTTAGTCCATGTTTTATTGTACCAGCAGTTGCAGTTCCTGTGTATGAAACGATTGAGAAACCACTATCATTATTAAAACTTCCTGTACTATCAATACTTCCTATGCTAGTTGAACTTGCGTCATTACTAAATGATGTTCCAGCTTTCCAACACCAAGCTACATAAGTGTTTGTATTAGTATTACAAAGTCCAGCAGTACTTATACTAAAACCATCACTACCAAATGCAGTTAAAACACTTGTATAAGATTCTTCTGCTTCTACTTCATTTGTAAATAATTGTTTGTTTACTCCTCTAACTACATCTGTTACAACATGACCAGAAGCACTACCACCAGCTCTTTTTTTAATCCAAACCCAATCTGGTTGCAGATCTGAATTACCATCAAAAGTTAATGCTCTTGCTGAACCATTTCCAGTGTAAATTTTAGTCTGAAAATATGCTGACGGATCGTCTATAATAGCCATTATCCATTCTCCGCTAGGTTTTTAGTACATAGTGCTAAATATCCACTAGGTACTGCATATTCAAAATTTCCAAATCCATTACCATCTGCGTTGCCTGATGAAATACTGTGTATTGGACTACCAAAATTAGCTTGAACAGTACATACTGTGCTTTGATCGTTGTCTGAAACACAAAAATAATATGTTCCACTATTTGCTCCAGTTGTAAGAGCTGCACCACCAGCAGTCACAACTCCTCCAGTTTGACTACTTCCTGAAGTTGGATCGCCAGAATTTTGAAATGAACCATTAATTGAAAAATAAATTTCAAGCTCATCTAAATCTAATGCCACGCCAACTATATCATTATTTGATAGAGCTGCACCATAAGATAAAAATGTATCACTATTTGTGTGTGCTATTTTACCATCAGCACCATAATAAGCCCAACCATTACCTTTGTAAGCAAAAGTAAATGCTTTTTTTCCACCAACAGTAGTTGAACCATGAACATCTTCTTCTAAATTATTTGATATTCCAACATATACTCGATTAGCATTACCAGTACACTTAAATTCAGCGTACCATTTTCCAGTTGTTACACCAATAGAACTAAAGAAACTTCCAAAAAAAGCTTCATGTGAACTACTCGTAGCACCTTGTAAGTTTCCTTCTGTTAAAACCATTGTACTCATTTGTTTTAATGTACCATTAAATGTTGAAAAATTATTTGTGCAAGTATCAGTAGATTGATCTACTGCTGTAAGGTTATTTTCTGTAAAATCATTTGTGTTTCCACTTACATCATCACCTAGTTCTGCTGAAGTTTGAAAATTTAAATAAAATCCATTTGTACCAAAGGTTAAACCAGATACATCTATTGGTTTCCATATTCCACTATCTTCGTCAAATTCTCCAAATTGATCTGGTGCTAGTGCTAGACCATCAATGAAAACTACCTCTGACATATAACCAGCCAAATAATTACCACTATATCTACCAACCATGTGAGCAACATTTTGGTTAATGGCTAAATCAGTATTTTGATTTGGATAAGCAGCAGTAGCAAAACTTGTTTCCTGTACTCCATTTATATATAATTTCCATCTGTTCGTATTTGTAGATTGAGTTGTATCAACAGCTAAAACTATATGATACCAAGCTGATAGATCTCTAAATAATCTATTTGTTGTAATATATACTGTATTCCAACCAGTAAAATTAAGTTTTGCATTAGAATTTATATAAAGTCCTAAAAAACCAGCATCACTATCTGCTGTATATCTACTAAAAATTGGATCTACACCAGCAATATTAGATCTTTTAACCCAAGCACTAATAGTAAATGTTTTTCTATTACCATTACCGAATGATTTATTTAAATAATCTGAACTAGGATTATTAAACCTAGCAGAGTTAGCTACCTCAAAACCACCTGTTGCTAAAGTGTTTGCTGGAATAATAATAGACATATTAAGATCCTAATTTTGGGAATTCTCCTAATGGTCTTGCCATTACAACTGGGTCCCCTTCATCAGCTGTATTTACATACGTGTATAAAGTCTCAATTGCTGGTGTATCAGATGCGTTAGTAATTAATGTTTCCATTGCTGCACCTTTAGTTCTTACAGCTGCTCTAAATGTTGTGATAGCTGAAGGCACGTCAGTATTTGCATCTGCTTTTCTTAAAATATACCAGTCAGTATCTTGTAGTATTCCAGCAGCTTCTGCTTTAACTCCTTTAATAAATTGTGTTTTTAATCCAGGTACAACTACAACTGGATCAAGATCAGCGCCATCCTCATCAGTAGCATTTGCGTTAGCGTGTGCTCTAGCAGTAGCATCACCATATGCAGCTGTTACTGTTCCCTCGTCTGCATCATAGGTATAAGTTTGATCAGTATTTATATAGTATGCTTCATTTTTTTTATTACTATCATCAAATGTAATCTCTATAATACCTATTGCTGCTTTTTCACTTGCAGTCCATAAATTAAAAATAGTTCTAGGGTATTGAATATCTCCAATAGTAATTCCTTTATTACCATTTAAGTGTTTTGCTATTGAGCCGTCTGTTATAAGTGCGTACATAATATTATTATCCTATGCTACTGTTAAATTAAGATTTCTACCAACTTCAACCCATTTTGTTCCATTATACCTAAATGAAAATAGATCGCCTTTAGCACCTGTTGTTGTTGCTACAGGAGCTGTTTCACCTGGGAATTCAAAAATAGCATTCCAGGCAATCGTATTCGATCCTCCCGCATCTTGTATAGCAAGAATAGAAATAAATTGTCCTGCTGTTGGATTTGAAGGTGCATCAAAAGTTACGTTAGCTGTTAATACTACTTTAGCAACTGGAGATAC